ACCGTCATCACCCTGAATATCCATATTCTCTGAAAATATGAAATCAGTTGATATAGCTATCAGATATTGGGCAATTGAGTCGACCTCATTGGTAAAGGTGGAACCAGATGGCACGCCATGATTACCAGAATAAACGCCGTCTGGAGTAACAACGCCTATGCTACGAAATCTTTTTGCTATATAATCTAATTCTGCAGTATATTTCTTTTGAAATAATTTAGAGATATAGTCAAAGCAGTGCTTCTGAAGTTCAGGTCTCACAGTAGAGTCATACCTGGAGAAATCTATACTCACTAGAGATAAGTTACGTAACATAGCTTGGTCTATAAGTTTAGTTACGGATAAGTCAACCTCTTCAGGTCCTCTTAACGATGATCTCCAACTAAGTTTCTTTTGATATTCAAGAAGCGGTTGATAAAATCTCATCTCATTAAGGGTATCAGCTACGCCAAAACCGAAAACATCACGAGTTTTACTAGCTTCTTGAGTTCTAGTGAATAATACAGCTGGATATTCAGCACTCAGTAATTTATCAAAATCATCTAGAACAACATTCTTGATATCGCCTTTACGGGTAAGAAAGGGTAAACCTGAGTTAGTATCATTCTTTAGAAACTTCAATGCATTATTTAAACTAATAGGACGCAATGAATGGAAATCACTACGAAATTTTGGGTCAGAGTTAAGAGCTGGGACTTTATCATTAGAGTTTTCAAAAGACTCTAAGAAACCCTTCCTCCTTTCAGACCAAGGAATGGCAATACTTCTTGGACCAAACTTTGATCTATTAAGGACTTCTAAATTATATAACTTATCATTGATTAAATGACTGTTAGATTTAAATAAAACGTCAACCGATTTGAGTAAATCTTCAGGACTAATCCTTTTACTAAGTGGAGTAGTCAAAATATCATTACTACCTTTAACAGTACGATTATTAATCAGGGATAGCTTCTCTAAAGTAGTGCGATTTAGCTTGAGGTATGCCAGATTCTTATTTAATTGATAATTCATATAATTTGATAGCTGTTAACTATACTTTATCCAATCTATTAGATTTGTTTCTACTTTTACGATTAGAATATCCTCTGTTAGATTCTTTCTTTGCAGGTAGTTGGCTAGTAGAGAAAAGCCAATTTAAAATATCTTTACCTGATTCGCGTATTGCAAGAACTGAAACTCCTTTTAATACAATAGAACCTGGCTTTCTAGCAATAAATAGATCATTATTCAAGATTTGATAAGTATCAGGTCTGCCAAACGCAGCTTCTCTATTAACAGTAGAATATCTGAATACATTCTTCAATAGTGTATTGGAATAAATATAAGAATATCTGTTACCAGCATAAGTTCTATTTAAACCAAGGTATATACTAGAGATTGGAGTCATGAAGTTAGACACCCAAACACCGTCTAGCTTAACATTGAATAAGCCAATAAATGCACCATCTAAATCATTTTCAAATGAATTATAGAATAGATCAGTTGATTCACTCACAGTTGAAGAAGATGTATAAGTAGGTCCATCGATATTATCTTGTTGTAATGCGCAACTAACATAAGGAAGATTGGCAAACAAAGTACTAAAGCTGGAACTCTGTAAAGGAATTGGAGAAGCATTAACCATTTTAGTATTTAGCCAATTAGGAATAACTCTAGCTAAAATATTAGCAACAGCTTTAGTTTCTGCAATATTAAGATCAAATATTCTATCAGAGATAGCAAAACTAGGGAAAGCAGTAAATTCATTTGTAAGCATCGTTGCAACTGTAACAGAAGCAGAACCTTGCGTAGCAAAAGAAATAGGCATGATCTTGATAATACCACCACCAGCCAGATCAGTGTTTTCAGAGAAATTCTGATTCAACCAAAAACACATAGTATTAAGGTTTGGTGGGATAGGTAAAGATTCAAGTAATGCACCTAATTGATTTAACTGATCAATCATTTCAGCAGTGATCATTTTCCGCAAAGCTAACATTCCTTCATTTCTATTTTCAGGAAGAGAAGTGTAAGCTAATATACTAGTAAAGAAATAGTATACCTGTAGCGAATAAGATATTACGTTGAAGTAATTGGTTAACTTCACAGCACTCAGATCAGACATATTAATAGCAAAATTAACACGGGACTGAGCTTGAGTTTGGAAAATATAAGATATTATGTTATTAAAGAAGCTGGATATATTTGCTTCTGTAGTCATAACAAATCTAGCACCTGTTAATGATAGATAAGTTTCATTTGGTGTCGGTGATTGATAATAGTTCATGTAAGTACGATTAACAACACCAGGGCTAAACTCCATAACAGCAGGAGATATATCAAAAGATCCTAAAAGGCTATTTGATCCTGAACCACCACCAGATGAACCACCACCAGGGAAAGAACCATTATTATTAGAACCAGATGAAGAAGAAG